TGTTCCAGACCCAAGCAAGCACAGCGTCTTGAGTTAAGTCAGCAAACGCAATGAAGTCAGAAGCAGACGCGTCCGGTGTCCATGAGGTTGTCCCGTATGAGGAAGCAGTGGCCTCCCCATCAACGCCCTCACAGCGCCAGTGCGCTACTGTCACGCCACCATCTGCTGTGTTGCGCTCAAGTTCTGCGATAGTCCATGTGTAAGTTACAGCCATGTTTAGTCTCCTAGTTTAGCTTCTAATGCTTCAATGCGAAGCTGTTGTTCTTTGATTGCTTCGATAAGCACGGCGACCATGTTGCCATACTTTACCGACTTGATGCCTTCGTCATTGGTGCTGACTACATCTGGCAGCACAGCTTCTACCTCCTGAGCAATGACGCCTATCTCTGATCCGCCGTTTTCTAGCCAATCGAATGAGACACCACGCAGGGACGTAACGGCGTCCAGTGAGCCGCTGAGTGTCTCTACGTTTGTCTTGAGTGTTTGATCTGAGGTGGTGTTGAAGTTGGCTGCGTTTACTGTGCCGCTGAAGTAAGCGTCTTTGAAGCGAGCAGACCCTTCACCTAAATCTATTGCACCATTTCTGTCAGCACCAGATGCGTCACATGGGGTTATTCTGTTCCCGTCACCATTAAACTTAACGCCAACATCATTTGTGTCATCCGATGAAATGTAGAGGTTGTCGCCGTTTGCTACCCCAATATTCCCCACAACATTATCTTGGCCTGCAAATGAAATTATTTCTCCGTCATTTGTTCTGCGATTTAGAGAAAGAGGAGTATTGCCATCACGAACAAAACTACCTAGCCCACCAAAAATATTGCCACCAGCCGTGGTTGAAGATGTACTCGTCTTACCCACAAGCAAGTTACCGCCACTCAGGCGCATGATCTCGCTGTTGTTTTGAAACATTCTAACTACAGTATCGTCAATCGTTCCAATATTGAAAGTCTTGCCGTTTGAAAAGATGTCGTGAGATGAACCGTCTTGACCAATCTTTATCTCGTTTGAGCCGTTAGCCAGAACAAGTTTTTCCGAGGGCGAACTTGTGCCAATCCCAACGAACCCTGACGGGCTTATGCGCATATGTTCCTGATATGCAGCACCATTCCAACGACTAAAGCCAAGAGATGCGTCTGTATTAGCGTGGATCATCTGCGTATCTGTAACAGTGCCATCGGCCTGTAGTTTCAATTGTGCTTGACTTCCAGATGGAGCATTAATGCGAATTGTTGGAGTGCCTGATGACTTTTCAACTACGAATGTTTCACCACCTGTTGAGGTTGTGCCAATCCCCAGCGCCTCAGCACTACTGTCCCAGAAAAACTTTGGCGTGGTGCCTGTGTCCTCAAAAAAGCTGATGTCGCCGTTGTAAGAAACTGTTAATCTATCAATAGCAGACCCAGCCGTGCTACTTGTTTTAAGATTAATGCCGCCTACAGCTAAAGACCTAAACCATAATTGATCGCTTGTATGGTCATATACTATGTCACCACCTGAGTTATTACCACTATTTTGTTCAAATAGTATTTGTCCATATTGCCCTGTTGCATCTATGGTTAATTGCCCTGCGCTAGTTCCATTAATAGCTACAGCCCCATCCACAGTCAGCCCATCACTGGTCAAAGTCCCATTGATGTCACACCCGCTGCTGCTGGTGGCGAGCTTGGCAGAACCTGCGTAATATAGGTCAACTGCGCCACTATCAGAAGTTTGCAACCGTAGCGTATTGTCGTTTCTATTACGGATACGAACATTTGTTCCGTCAATATAAAGATGACCACCAGTTGTGTACTCTTGTATAAAACTATCCGTGCCATTGCTAAATATAGCTAGGTCTGAACCAGCGCCAAAGATGGCTTTGTCGTTGTCGCCAAAGGACAGATTACCCGTCATGCTGTCGCCAGTGACTGCAACAAAGTCTGTGGCGGCGGCGGTGGCTGCTGTTCCTAAGTCACCCGGCTGTGTAGCTGAAGCAGCGAGTGCGCCTTGGGCCGCTGTGGCATAATCTGTGCTTGCCGTAGAAGCCGCAGTGCCAAGAGTTGGCTTGCCAGACAGATCACTGTAAGCGCCAGAGGTCGCTACTGTCGCTAACGTGCTGGGGTCAAATGGGCTTGGAGTGCCAGACAGGTCGCTATAAGCACCGGATGTCGCTACTGTCGCCAAGTCACCCGGCTGTGTAGCTGAGGCAGCGAGTGCGCCTTGCGCTGCTGTGGCATAGTCAGTCGAGGCTGTAGTGGCTGCTGTTCCAAGTCCGAGGTTTGTGCGGCCAGCAGAAGCAGAGGCCAAATCAGACAAGTTGTTAGCAACAAGCAAAGCGCCAGACAGTGAAGCGTAAGCAGCAACCCACTGGCTTCCCTCATAAACTTTCATAACATCGTCTGTAGTATTAAAATATAAAGAGCCTGATATCAACGGGTTACCGTCATTGTCTACTGTAGGATCGGACGCCTTAGCACCCAAATACCTGTCATCAAAGTTATCCAGAGCAGCAAGCGCCGCATCCTTTGCGGCCTCAGATGCCGTGGCGGAGTTTGCGCTTGCAGTTGCGGATGCTGCCGCCTCGCCAGCCTTGGTTGTTGCAATGCCTGCCTGCGTTGTAGCTGTGGACGCACTTGTTGATGCGTTAGTCTCAGCGGTTTCCGCTGCCACTTTTGCAGCTTCAGAAGCAGTCTTTGCTGTTTCGCTTGCGGCCTGCGCTGTTTCGGCATTGGTCTCTGCGGTTTCAGCAGCAACCTTAGCAACGCCAGCGGCCACGTTTGATACTTCCGCTGCGGTGGCGCTACTAGCGCTATTTGATGCCTCTGTGGAGGCTGTAGAGGCGCTAGTGGCCGCAGCGTTCTTTGAGACTAATGAAGCAGCTTCGCTGGTGGCCGCGTTGGTTTCGGCAGTCTCAGCCGCAGTCTTGGCTGTCTCTGCTGCGGCCTGAGCAGTCTCAGCCCCAGTCTTCGCGGTTTCCGCTGCGGTTTGCGCGGCCCCAGCAGTGGCGGCTGACCCGGCGGATGCGGTGGCCGAAGACGCGGATTGTGTGGCTGAGGCTGCGGACGCAGTGGCGCTGGACGCGGATTGTGTGGCTGACGACGCGCTTTCGGCGGCCTTGGTGGTCGCTGTCGCCGAGCTGGCGGACGCGCTGGACGCGCTGCCGGCGGCTGCCGTCTCGGAGGCGGCCGCGGCGACTTTTGATGCTTCGGCCTGCTCGGCGTATGTCTCCAGATTGTCAGTATCCGTATCGCTGGTCATGCCAGCTCGCTGGGTCCAAGTATTGTCTGTCATTAGCGTGGGATCCTCATGCTAAGCGGGCCGCTTACTTGGGCTTGAGCGCTTTCGTTGTTTAGGGCTTCGACGCCGGACTGGTACATACTGCCCCAGACCGCCACCCGCGCATCGTCAGCCAGATATGGCGCGGACTGCATTAGGGCGGCGTATAAGACGACGTCTGGCGAGTAAGTCAGCAGCCAATTTGATGGGTCTGCGTCGGTCAGGGCTGGGATGCGTGCACGATACAGCATGGTGATGTTGTACGTCGCGTCGGGGATCGGGTAGAACTCCATCTCGTTGGCGGTCAATCGCCAGTAGCGAGGTTTCGCCGGGGTGTTGCTCTGCGCGCGGTAGTCTGCCATCTCGGACGATGACGCAGACGAAATCACACCGCCGTCGGTGTGCTGCACTTGAATTATGCTGATCCAGTCATTCGGCAGATCCTCATAGCGCTCGTCGATGTCTGTAGTGACGCGCTTTTCCTGTTTCCAATGGTTCAAGTCGCGAGCAATCCGCGCCTCTCCCAAAGAGATAAAAGTCGGGATAACTGCGGTCAGATCATCGCGGTTTAGGAAGTCGCCAATTGCTGACTTCAACTCAGCATAATTTGTGATGCTCACAGTCTACCGCCTCTCGTCCTAAACGCCCGATTGTCTGGGTCGTTCATCCATTTCGCCAATCGCTTAGGGTCATCTGCGATGCCCTCACGTTTGAGCTGATAATACACCGAAAGTGGCAGAGTTGCCACCTTGTTTAATTTCTCGCCCCACCGCTCGTCCGCGCTGTTAAACTCGCGCTTGTTCTGGTCCAGAATAGCGTCCATTTGCTGGACTGTCTCGAGCACATATTCGCCCTTGTCGGTCACATGCCAGAACTTCTTGATCCCGGTCAGTTTGTCTTCGCTAAAAAGTTTTTTCATTGCCCACTCCAGAAGTAGTTGGGGCGACCGAAGCCGCCCCACCAATGTTAGCTTACGTTCAGGTCGAAAACGCCGCCGTGAGCCTTTTGTTGGGATACCCGGAGGCCGGCCTCGCAAATTATCATTTTTTTCTCGGCGTCGCCGGTGCGAGCAAGATCTACTGCTTGGATCGGGCGTAGGTAGCTGACGGACGCGTACTCTGGATCGAGCAAGAATGCGTCACGCTCACGCTGGAAGCGGTTTGGAACCACTGACAGTGTGCCGAAGTCTGACAGATAGACGTCAGCGGCGCCGATGATGGTTGTTGGGCCATCTGACGGTGCTTGGTAGCGCTGTGCGGCGATACCGGCGAAGCCAGATACAACAGTCTTGTTGTAAGGACCGACCATCAGCACGGATGGCTGACCACCTTCGGTGAACGCCTGCTGCATCACGTCTTTGACCATTGCTTCGGTCAAGTCGCGCTGCGTGCCGTCGCCGCGGGCGTCGGAACCGTCTACTGCGGTTGGGTCTGTTCCGTCACCAGCTTTGCTGGTGTTGGTCGCGATCCATGCGCCGAGACCGGCAGTGACGCGGGCTGTGCTTGAGTTGCCAGCAACTTTGGCTGCGTTGGCAGTCAAAATCAGCTCGACGTCGCGCTTGAGCTCGGATCCCCGTTTTGCAAGTTGGTAGCTGACCTCGTCGTTTCGGCCAGCAAGGGTCTGGTCACCCAAGTTGTCCGCAATGATCATTGTGCGGCGAGCAATCTGTGTGTAGTTGCCGACGCGAGAGGTGGAAGCTGTTGAATCAAAAGAAGAAACATCATCGCCGTCAATGACTGGCACGTTCTGAGCGCTTGCAAGCTCATCAGTCTGCCACTCAAAGTATGTGTTAGATACATTGTCGGAGCCGATGTTGGATTGCAGAGGCACGTCCTCTGGACTTATGTTGCTGATTATGTTGGATAATTCTTCGCGAATACCTTTCGCGTCGAACGAGGTGAAGGTGTTACCTACGATAGCCATTGTGTATTCTCCTACAATAAGGCTTTGATGGCAGCCGCTGCGTCACGCACGCGGCCGGTTTGCTGTACGCGCTGTTGCGCTTGTCGTGCACCACTCTTCGGTTTCGGTTGCGTGCCGCGTGACCCTGCCCGTAGCGTTTTGCCGCTTTTCGCTGGTTTAGGCTTGGCCTTTGCCTTATCAGCTCGAGTTGCTCCACGCGACTGTAACATTGCCAGTCTGGCCATTTTAACGACCATCGCGCTGTTCATTTCGTCAATGTCCTGCTCCGCAAAGCCGGATGTCAGAAGAAAGTCGCGAATTTGGCCAGCTTCTTCCGCTGCCACTTTTGCGTCTCTCCATTCGGGGATCAGGTCGGGGAGTATTT